CATATCAGTCTTTCTAAGGCAGCTGATGCTATTTCAAACGTCAATTCTCCTCAGAAGATATATTATCAAGACTATCTGGCAGATTTCTCAGAAAATCTGTTCGCTGCTGGTAATCCATCTAGCGCACACGATACCCATCATAATACTGTACCTAGAGCAGTTGGTTTCACATCTGTTTCTGGAACTAAGTCTGCATCTTTCACTGCAGAATCGATTGCTGGTGGTCTTTGGGGACAAAATGCACAGGATATAACATTCAGTGCTCTCGGCAACGTATCTTACACTCTTGGCGGAGGTAAAGACTACTCTGGTGGAATTCCTGCTACTGGGGACAATGGAGGAATGTCCACTTCTCTTGGTAATCTTCAAACATCTTATCAACTCTTTGAGAACAGAGATGAGATTGAAGTTGATTATCTGATTATGGGTCCTGGTTGTTCAACAGAAGCAGAATCTCAAGCAAAAGCAAACTATCTGATTTCTCTTGCTGAGGGAAGAAAGGATTGTATGGCCGTTATCGGACCTCATAGAGCAAATGTGGTTAATGTAACCAATACCACAACTCAGACTGATAATCTGGTTCAGTATTATTCAGTTCTAAATTCTTCCTCTTACGCAACATTTGATACTGGTTATAAGTTTACTTATGATCGTTTCAATAATAAGTTCCGCTATATTCCAACCAACGCTGACGTTGCTGGACTGATGGCAAGAACTGCACTTGAGGCATATCCATGGTTCTCACCTGCAGGTGAGCAGCGTGGCATTATTAACAATGCAATTAAACTTGCATATAACCCAACTAAGGCACAAAGAGATAAGTTGTATCCTCTGAGAGTCAACTCCATCATTACGAAGCCTGGCGTTGGAACTTTACTCTTTGGTGATAAGACTGCACTATCCTATGCATCAGCATTTGATAGAATCAATGTTCGCCGTTTGTTCCTCACCGTTGAACAAGCACTTGAGAGAGCAGCAGAAGCACAACTCTTTGAACTCAATGATGAGTTAACGAGAGCAAACTTCAGAAACATTGTCGAACCTTATCTCCGTGATGTTCAGGCGAAGAGAGGTCTCTTCGGATTCCTGGTTGTTTGTGACACGTCAAACAACACACCTGATGTTATTGATAACAATGAGTTCAGGGCAGATATCTTCCTGAAACCTGCGAAGTCTATTAACTTCATAACCCTTACCTTTGTTGCTACCAGAACTGGAGTCAGTTTTGAAGAAGTAGCTGGTAGAGTTTGATAATATTATCTAAATAACACTAGGAGGATACCACTAATGGCCGACAGAAAACAAACTGGTTCTAGACCACTTACATCAATCTCTACCTTTAAATCAAAACTGATTGGCGGCGGTGCTCGCCCCAATCTGTTTGAGGTTGAGTTGGCAACGCTACCAGCAGCAGTTTCGGAAGCATCATGGAGTGCAGACGACTTTAAATTTATGTGTAAGGCAGCAGCAATCCCTGCTCAAAATATTGCTTCAATTGATGTTCCTTTCAGAGGTAGAACATTCAAGGTTGCTGGTGACAGAACTATTGATACTTGGACAATTACCATTATCAATGATGAAAAGTTCAATCTCAGAAGAGCATTTGAAGAATGGACTGAGCAAATTGCTAAGTTGGATAACAACCTTGGAGCAACTCAACCTGGATCTTACATGACGAATGCAATTGTTTATCAATTGGGACGTGGTGCTACTTCATCCAGTACAAGTAATGCAGGTGAGGCAAACGCCGTTCTTGCACAATATGAGTTTGTTGACATTTTCCCAACAAATGTTTCTGAACTTGCTCTTTCTTATGATAGTTCTGATACTATTGAGGAATTTACTGTAGAATTCCAAGTTCAATCTATAAATATCCTAGCACCTGGAGTCAAAGCATCTGATGCACCTCCAGTTGACGGCTAATAAATAGTCATAGGAAAATTTAGAACATAAATCATGTCCAAGTTATTTGGGTTCTCGATTGAGGACACAGAGCCACTATCGCCGTCAGCGGTCTCCCCCGTTCCTCCCAACAATGAGGACGGGGTTGACCACTACGCGAGTAGTGGTTTTTTTGGTTCTTATGTCGATATTGAAGGTGTATTCAGGACTGAGTTTGATTTAATTAAGAGATATCGTGAGATGTCTCTTCATCCTGAATGTGATAGTGCAATTGAAGATATTGTAAATGAAGCAATTGTCTCTGATAGCAATGATAGTCCTGTAGAAATTGAGTTATCAAATCTTAGTGCCAGTGATGGTATTAAAAATATTATTCGCAAAGAGTTTAAATATATTCTTGATCTCTTAGATTTTGATAAAAAAGCACACGAAATCTATCGTAATTGGTATATTGATGGTCGCATATATTATCATAAAATTATTGATCTAAAAGATCCAACTGCTGGCATTCAAGAGATGCGTTATATTGACGCAATGAAAATGCGTTATATTAGGCAAGAAAAGAAAAAACCTGGAGATAAAAATAACGTTTTTCAGAGACTGAGAAGTGATAATCCAATGGATTATAGTTTCCCAGAGATTGAGGAATATTTCATTTATAATCCAAAATCACAATATCCAACTAATACTCCATCATCATCTAGTGGAAGTAATGGAATTAAGATTGCAAAGGACTCAATCACCTATTGTACATCTGGTTTAGTTGATCGTAATAAAGGGACAACTCTTTCGTATCTTCATAAAGCAATTAAGTCACTCAATCAACTTAGAATGATTGAGGACTCTCTCGTTATTTACAGATTGTCCCGTGCTCCTGAGCGTAGAATTTTCTACATTGACGTTGGCAATCTTCCAAAAGTCAAGGCAGAGCAATATCTACGTGATGTTATGATGAGATATCGTAACAAACTCGTGTATAATGCTGATACTGGAGAGATTCGTGATGACAAAAAGTACATGGCAATGCTTGAAGACTTCTGGCTTCCCAGGCGTTAGGGCGGAAGAGGAACCGAAATCTCCACTCTTCCTGGCGGACAAAACTTGGGTGAAATCACTGATATTGAGTATTTTAAAAAGAAACTCTACCGTTCACTTAACGTCCCACCATCGAGAATGGATGGAGAAGGTGGGTTTAACTTGGGGAGATCTTCTGAGATCTTAAGAGATGAACTTAAGTTCACTAAGTTTGTTGGACGTTTAAGAAAGAGATTTTCCAACATGTTTAATGACATGCTGAAGACTCAATTACTTCTAAAGAATGTAATTACTCCTGAAGATTGGGAGACCATGAGTGAGCACATTCAGTATGATTTCCTTTATGACAACCACTTCTCTGAATTAAAAGAGGCAGAATTAATGAATGAGAGATTAACTCTTGTTCAAACTGCCGAACCATACATTGGAAAATATTACTCTCAGGATTATGTTCGTCGTAAGATTCTGCGTCAAACTGACATGGATATTATTGAACAGGATAAATTAATCAATAGTGAAATTAAAAAGGGCATCATTCCGGATCCTGCAACTATTGATCCGGCAACAGGTATGCCTTTAGATAGTGCGTCCGGCATGGATTTGGGAAAACCTCAAATGGAACCTGAAATGGATGGGTCTGCTACAGAGGCTCCAGAAATTCCCAAAGGAGGAGAAATATAAAAAAATGGATGATATCCATCAAGATTTAAGAAAACGTATTCAGCAATTTGTAAGTAGAAATCAATACAAACACCCTCATTTTAATAACTTAAATCTACATAATTATCATCCGCATTTATTTCCGCACCAAAATCTTCATCCTCTCTGTTTTGGTAATGATGAAAAACCATAAATACTAATTAGTCGTATATAATATACATAAATGGATGACCTTTTAGATATGATTCAAACTGATGAGTCACCCTCTCAAGTCAGTGATAAGATTAAGGATCTTCTTTTTGCAAAATCTGCGGAAAAAATTGACGCACATCGTCCTTCAGTAGCTACTTCACTTTTTGGTGAAGAAGAACCCGAAGAAACCGTAGAAGATAGTGAAGAAGAAGAGTGATAAAGACTAATAAATAACTATTAAATGAACTTTAAGGATAATGGCGCATAACCCAGTAGGAATAAATTCCGCCTTACCTATTGCTAGTGCAGCAAATAGGAGGGGTCTTGACAAAACTGCACATCAGTCTGAATACTTAAGAGTTGTAGCAAAAGGTGCCGGGGCACACGTTGCAATTGGAACTCTTCCAACTGCTGCAGTTACAAATTATTTTGTTCACTCTGGTGAAGCAGAGATAATTACTCTCGGAAAACCTCAATCAAATAGAGTTACTGGTATTACCACCGGATCAACAACAACTATTGATTTTGCTGAGGGGACTGGATCTCCATTTGCAGTTGGTGACGCCGTTACTCTTAGTGTAACTGGTCAATCTGATTATGATTTTACTCACAAAATTGTAAAAACGGTTAACAATACCGCTGGTAGAGATGGATATCACGGCACAAGAATTGTAATTGATCATGATTCATCTGCAGGAAACCCTGCAGCACTTCTATCTACATCTCATGCAGAATTAAGAGGATCATTTATGGTTGCTGCTTATGGTGATGGCACTGGAACACTTCATTATCAACAAATTCAATCTGCTGGAGGACCATCCTGATGAAACTTATCAGAGAAGAAATTGAATCAGTCAAGTTTCTTGTAGAAAAAACAAAATCTGGCAAGAAATCCATGTATATTGAGGGAGTTTTCCTTCAGGGTAACATTAAGAACCGTAATGGTCGTATGTATCCCATGGAAACTCTTCGTAAGGAGGTTTCTCGTTATAATGAATCTAATATTCAATCTGGAAGAGCACTTGGAGAACTTGGTCATCCTGATGGTCCTACCGTTAATCTTGACAGAGTTTCACATAAAATTGTTTCTCTAAGAGAGCACGGTTCTAATTTTGTTGGTAAAGCGAAGATCCTTAATACCCCAATGGGTAACATTGCATCCTCATTGATTGGTGAAGGTGTAAAACTTGGAGTTTCCTCTCGTGGAATTGGTTCTTTAAGAGCTACAAAAGAGGGAGTAAATGTTGTGGGTGATGATTTTATGTTAGCAACTGCTGCTGATATTGTTGCTGATCCTTCTGCACCTGA